CACTAAAGGCGCACACCGTGGCGTTGTACGTGGTCATCGAAGTCCCTCAGGACTCCGTGATCACGGCCGCGCAAGTCAAAGACATGCGGACGCAAATGGTCAATTTATTGACCAACGCGAACGTAGACAAGCTCATCGGCGACGAGTGCTAAGCGAAAGCCTAGCGCACGTAGGCGGGGGCGAAAGCCCCTGCCTTCCGTAAGGAAACCGTGTGCTGTCTGTCTTCGAGCCAGGAAAGTTTCCTGGTTACTTTCCTTATGGGAAGTGCTTCGTAAGAAGTTCTTCCCTTAGGATAATTCGGCGAGATAGGCCAAGGTAGGTCTAGTAGTGTTTTGAGATAGCATTCATCGTGTGTTTAACCATATCATATATATGAAACGGAAAACTAACTGCTCTTCTGAGCAGCAGACGATGGAAGCAAAGAAAGCGAAAGCTTTCTACGCCTCTGTTACATCATGTGCACTGCTGGACCTAGCCGACACTAACAGTGTCTCTAAGCAGGAGTCACGACGCGACCTCGAAGAACTCGAGAATCGCGTCGCTGATGAGGGACTGTCATTTCTGACAGTCACTCTTCCATCCTTAGGTAAAGCCCTTGATAAGGCTTTGTCTGTGGACGGAGGGATACTCAACACAGTGGGATTCGAGTTAGAATCTCACTGCCGGTACCCGAAGTTTCTTCGGTGCTACTGGAGCAGAGTATTTGACGAGCTGGGTCAGGTGAAACCTGACGCAGATCCACTGAGTGTTCGAGCACTACGGCAAATTGTATATTTATTATACAAGTTGGAGATCCCACCCACCCAGGAACAGCGCGACAGAGTTGTCGCTGAGTTCGTGGAGGTGGATTCCGCGCTTCCCGTCCACTTCACGACTTGTCACCAGATTTCTGGTGATGATATCATGACGAGGTCGGAGCCATATGACAACGCTGTCTTGCTGACAGCGTCGAATATTGTGGCTAAGTTGTTCCGAGGATTTAATCCTCGGGACATTAAACCCAAGCACGGACCCGGCGCAGTGGCCACTGGAGAAAAGAACCACGAGAAGCATTGCTTCAAGCGGATCTATCAGGACATTGAGACGATGTATCCATTTATGGATTATTTCGTTTCAGGCCTGAACCACGTAGCCCATTGCTGGCCGGAGTTGCAAAGGCGCTTGAAACCCCTTAAGTCGGGTACGGCGAAAGTCGTACTCGTCCCAAAGGATTCAAGAGGCCCGCGTCTGATCTCGTGTGAGCCACTCGAGTACCAATGGATCCAACAGGGCCTTGGGAATGCGATTCGTCACCATATCGAAAGACGTGGTGGGCTGGCTTATCGGCAGATTAATTTCGCCGATCAGTCAGTGAATCGCAACCTCGCCCTGTCTGGGTCCTTGGGATGCGGGTGGGTCACATTAGACATGAAGGAGGCGAGTGACC